ATCGATAAGTCATTGCAAATAATCTTATAAATTACGGTATGCTTGTAATCCACCTGTATTTTAGGCATCTTATATAGTATTATAATTTAATATTTAAGTATCTTATATACAAATAAGTATTTTGGAATTGTTCAATTATTTTTTTCAAAACGGAACGGAACGGATTGTATCAATTATTGGAATGGCGAATAGGGAAGTCCTGAATTCCATTACACATTTCTAAAGACCTATTTAGAAAATATTTTTAGCCTTGTCATTGACAAAATCTAGAATTATAAGGCTTGTCTTACTCAATGTAAAGTGCATAGGAATGTATTTTCTACTGATTTATCATTTAAAAAAAAAATTGAAATATATATTATAAAACTACTTAAAGACTATAAGTGTAATAATAATAATGGAGAACATTGAAATGTCAAATAATTCGCATCAAATTCAAAAGAGTGAATTTATTATTAAATTGAACCATCCAGTCTATATAAAAATTAATAATATAAAGAAATCTATAGATGAGGTTAATCTACCTTATGAAAATACGAAATGGGGTAAATTTTATTCTATCTACAAAGAACAAGGGCAATTACAATTACAAAAGTTTTTAGAAGCGACCAATAATGAATTAGAAAATAATAAAAAATTAACTTCGTATGACAAAATTAAATGGTTGCAACACATCTTTTATAATACTGAATATGACGATATCACAAATTCATTTAGAACCCCTAATATTTTATTAAGACAGAATAAACGTTGCATAAATAAAAAAGGGTATTTGACTGATGAAGCCATAGAAGATGCACATAGAATTAAAACTATAGCTGATGTCGTTTACACTGCTTACAGAACTAGATGTTTAGATGAATATAATGAAGTAAAAACATTCTATGAAACTAAAAAAAATGAAATTCAACTTAAACAAAAAATCATTCGTAAACAAAATGCAAAGGAATTAATTTGTTGTGAATTTTGTCAGTGTCAAGTTGTCAGAAGCCATCTAGCAAGGCATCACAAATCAACCAAATGTTTAGAAAAACAATCTGAAAATTAATTTAGATTGATTATATATAATGCTTACGAATTTCGACATTGAACAAATTGCAGAAGATGATGAATTAGATTTAATTGGGGTATTTTCAAAAGATATGCTACCAAAAGAACGAGTTGCTGGTTCATATATCGTTAATTTACAAAATTATGATGACGGTGATGGTACTCATTGGGTTGCTTTCAAAATTTTTGATAATGGTAAAGCTTGTTACATAGACGCATTTGGATTTCCGGCCCCAGTAGAAATTAATTCTTTTTTAATGCCATTCAAACCAATAGCTTCCAATAATCGAGAAATACAACATATCAAAAGTGATAAATGTGGTTACTTCTGTTTAGCTTTCATCAAATACTTTAATAATTTTAATACAAAAAAATATGATGTATATGAAGCATTTGATGATTTCTTAAATGCATTTTCAAATAACACAAAAGTTAATGATGACATAGTATTACAAATGTTAGATAAATACTAAATAAATTAATATAAAAATATTTCATTATTATATATATGGATATTACTTTAGATGAACCAGTAGTAAAAAAAACAACCTATACTGAAAATGTTAAAAAAGCGATATACAAGTATCGTGAAAAGAATATCGAACAATATAATTCTTTTCAAAGAATATATTATGATAATAAAAAAAATGACCCTGAATGGAAGAAACAATTCAACGAACGTTGTAGATTAAATAATGCAAAATATCGTGAAAAGCAAAGGCAGGGAAATCCGCCAAACCCAAAGGGACGACCTAGAAAACCTATACCAAATATTGTAATTGATAATATAGAAGTTTAACAAAAATAAAATAATAAATTAATAATGAAATTAATATATTATTATTATATAAATATGGATATGAATAGAGTAGATGAAAATTATTTGCAAAGATTGATTGACGACCTACAACAAGACCATACTAGTCTATTTAATGCATTGAAAAATGGAATTAGTGAAAAAGAACGATTGAGATTGAAGAATAAGAAAGCTGATAAGCATACTCAATTAATTGGTAAGCTAATGAATTCAGCTTTACTTTTAAAACAGCTTCTGCAAGATGTTAAAAATGTAAAATAATTTAAAGATATTTTAATATTGATATATATAAATGAACTATCTGAGAGGGACAGATAATATTAATGAAAATAATTCGTATTCGTATTTGCATATCTATATTCTAATAATCTGCTGTTATGTAGCCTATTTAATTAAGGGAACAAAGTATTCATTTGTTTTCTACTCAACTCATAATAAATCTTCCATATAAAGATATTGAAATATATAATTAAAGTATCTAGTATAAAATTCTAACTATTTTAGATAGTTTGAATAGTTAGTATGGTTAGAATATCATCTTAACTATTTTCAAAAATATAAATATTCAAATATCTTTATAAGGTAGGTAAGTAGGTAGTAGGTAGGTTTATAGAAGAATAAAAAAAATAATGAAAATAAGAATGTTAGTTTGTCAAAAATTAACCAATCGTCATTAAAATTTCTATATATATACGGTGGAATGAAACTTAACCGTCTACCTACTACCCATCTACCTTTTAGAAAAAAACATTTAATATATATTTAGGAAAATTAATTTAAAAATAATCTTTATACACTATATAATAGAATGTCACTATTAGTACAGACAAAGAAACCAAAGAATAATAAGACTGCAGATATACAAGCTTATCAGAAAGAATATCGGGAACAAAACATAGACCATTTACGCAATCTTGACCGAGTATATTATTACAAAAAGAAATTTAACTTAGATAAAGAATTTATAGAAATGTTTGGTGAATATTCTGGAGACGTCTTCAAAATAATTAAGCAATATAATGACCTTGTTAAGGTACGTCCAGAATTAGGTCCACATATCATTTCACAATTAACAGCTGAACCAAAAATTAGTGAATAATTTAGGAAAATTGAAAATAACTTTTAAATATATATTTAAGGAAAAAATAGAAATATATATTTGCGGAATAAATATTTAAAAAAATTATCTTTTATATATATATAAATGGAATTAGTCGAACGTTTACCACTTTTGAAAATTAACTATTTGAAAGAAATGTCTTTTAAAGAATTTAAAACATACTGCGCATTGAATGTAAAAAATGAAAATGAAAGAAAGAAACAATATGATATATTGCAAGGATTTTGTAAAGCAAATATTAAGGCGAGAGGACAAATGACACGCATTTATAGTTTTACTCAGAAAACTCCACTTGAAGTTGGAGGTAGATTATTTTGTGGTAATTCACTTCAAAGTATTGGAAAACAATTCAGAGGATTTATTTGTGAAGGTATCATTACTGATATTGATATGAAGAATGCTCACCCAACCATTGCTAGATACTTATGTAAATTGCATGGTATTCCTTGTCCTAATTTAGCCTATTATATTGATAATCGAGATGAAATATTATCTAAATTTGGAAACAATGGGAAAGAATTATTTCTCAAAGCATTAAATGATGACAAACTAAATAAGAAAGAAAAAAATAATATATTTAAAGACTTTGATAAGGAATGTAAAGAAATTCAAAAAAAAATTATTGAAATTGAAGACTACAAACATATTGTAGATACTGTTCCTGATACAAAATTATATAATTGGTTAGGTTCAGCATTTAATAGGATTTTATGTGTTTATGAAAATAAAATATTACATTCACTCATTTCAATTCTAAATAAAAATAATATAGAAATATGTTCTCTTGCATTTGATGGATTAATGATGTATGGAAATCATTATGATAATATTGAATTATTGCAAGAAATAACTGATATAATTGAAAATGAATGGGTTGGATTAAATATGAAATGGAGTTATAAACATCACACAACTGATATTCAAATGCCTGATGAATGGGAAATTCCAAAACCTACTGATGAAACAGGAGTATGGAATGATAAAGAGGCTGGTGAATTAGTTTATGAGCTTTATCCTCACTGGGTTTATTGTTTAGGTGAATTATATGTATATGACAAAACTACTGGAAAATGGGATAATAAAGAAACAGCTCATTATAGAGTTATTATGACATTATCTGATAAACTATTTTTATTGACAAATGACAAAGATGGTAATGCTGTAAGAACTAAAAATTCTTACGGAAATACTGAAGGGCTTATGAAAAAGTTACCAAAAATAATTAAAACACTATGTGAAGATAATAATTGGATTGATATTCAACAATATTCATCACTTGGTAAAATATTATTCACTAATGGTTATTATGATTTTAAACAAGGTAAATTCTACGAAAAAGATGAAGATGGTTTTAACTCTCCTGAAATTTTATTTATAAATCGTATTAATCGCTCATTTGACCCTTTTGATGATGAAGATATGACATATATTGCAAATATCAAAAAGCGCTTCTTTCATGACCCATTAGGTATTGATATGGGCAATTATATGGCATTAAATCTTGCTCGTGGTTTAGCAGGTGACAAAATGAAACGTATCATATTTGGATTAGGAGGTACTAATTGTGGTAAATCTGTATTAACAACAGCCTGTCGTTTGTCTTGTGGCGAATATGTTGGTAATTTTAATGCTGAAAATCTTGCTTATAGACAAACAAGTAATGATGAAGCTTCAATTATGAGATGGGCTATGTTGGCACGATTTAAAAGATTGATATTTTCAAATGAAATAAAAAATACTACTGATTTAAATGGCAATATGATTAAAAAGATTTCAAGTGGTGGAGATATTATTGTTGCAAGATGTCATGGAGGAAATGAAACTGAATTTATATTACACTTTCTTGCAATTATAATGGCTAACGATATGCCAAAAATTAAACCTTATGATGATGCTGTTAATGAGAGATGTAGAGTATTTGGCTATGATAAGCAATTCGTAGAGGAACCAAGTAATGAATTTGAATTATTAATGGATAAAAATATTGAACAAGAAATGTTAACAGATAGATTTCAAAGATGCTTTCTCGGTCTATTGATGAAAGAATATTCAGAATTTTTAGAGAATAATTTTATTGAAAATGAACCAATTGACACTATATTAGCAAAGCAAAATTGGATACAAGAAGATAAATCTTACATTAATATTTTCAAAAATGATTTTGAAATCACAAATAATGATGACGATTATACCACTAGCTCAGATATTCAAAAATGGATTGATGATAATAAACTCGGTATCACATTTACAAAATTTGGTATGGAATTAAATAAATATTGCAAGATTAATAAGTTGGAGAATATAGTGTCAAAACAAAAAAAGATACAAGGAAAAAATAAACAGGTATGGACTGGTATTAAAATGATAGAAGAAGATTAAGAAACAATATATTTAAGAAAAAATTAACCAAATTCAAATAATTAAATTATGAATTTCAATGTATTTTAGATAATTTAATTAATTTTTTTATATAGTTGTATAATATAATGAGTTTCAATTACATTATACCTCCAAGATTGAAAGCAAGTGATTACGCTAAAGGCAAAATCACACAAGATGAGCTTATAGCATTACAGATTGCTAACGATGCAAATATAGCATCAGCTAGAAAAGCAATTAAATTAGGTGAAGTACAACAACTAACTCCTCAACAACAAGCCTCTCCAGATGAACTTTTAGCAGATGATGCCTCTCAAGAAGCAACCGCCAGAGCTAATTTAGGCAAACTTGGTTTCAGAGACCAAGAAGCAGCACAAATAATAACTAACATTAGAAATGATGCTGATTTAACATTTCCTGTTTTAAATGCAAACTTCCCTGCTATCGAAGCAGATATAAAAAAGCGTTTCAATGTTAAACTTCTTACACCAGCATTCTTTTTAGAATACTTACGCAAATACAGTGATGAACTCGCTGGTGCAGCAGGAATGAGAGTTTTTCAACCTCATAATGGTGGATTTAATAGTTTAGTAAATACTGTATCAGAATTAAGACAAGTTATTCCTGATATCAACGTAATTAAATACATCAAAAAGGCATCTCAAGATAGCAAAGTAATAAGCCAAGATATACTTGATGAATTAGATAGATTAATTGATTTAATACCATCTCAAACGGAATTACAATCGTTAGAAAGATTACCTGCAGTAGAACAACAACGAATTATTGATGACCTATTAACTCAATTCGAAAGTTTCCCAAGTAATGAAGAAATAAGAAAATTAGCAAGTCAAATTCAATCAGGACAATTAGACAAAAGAAGAATACAAACTGCTGTTACAAGTCTTGTCGATGCAATTCCTCAAGGAAAACAAGAAAACGTCGTAGCGAGAGAAATAAAAGCTGTCCCAGCAGAAGCATCACAAGAAGAAGAATTTGTATTGGCCTCTCCTGTCAAAGCAACAAAAGTATTTGATGAAAATAATATCAAATCATTACGAGATTACCAAGATTTGAAAGTTAAAGATAAATATTCATTTTTAAAGCAATCTGGTCTCAATAATTACATAAGATATCAAACTAGTGGTAAAAAATTGACTGATACTCAGCAGAGAAGTAGACTTGATTTAGAAATATCGAATGTATTGAAAGTAGTTGAAAAATGGTTAGAATACAAAAGCGTAAGACCATCTCTCATTGAAAGAGTTAAATTAGTATACGAGCCTGAATTTGATGCTCTTGTAGGAGGACAACCATTGACTGGAAGAGGCGCCCCAATTCATCCAAAAATTAGAATGAAAGTTGGAAAAGGATTAGCTGTTAAAGAAACGCCAAGTTATAGAGAATATGGCAAATATGCAATTCATATTCCACAATTAGAACAACATGATATTTTGAATGTTAAGTATAAGTCATTAGGTCAAGTTCCAAAATTCAAACCAATTGCAGTAAGCGATATATTCAGAGATTTCATTCTTGACTTATTAGAAAATGGAAAACCAAACTCAAGAGTTTATTCACAAATATCACCTGAAGAACGTAAATATTTCGAAGAAATGTCAATTGGAGCTGGAGTTTGGAATGGATTAGGTTTAAAACGAACAACCACTTCTAGTGATGAAGAAGAAGCAAGACGCTTTGAATTATTGAAAGGCGAATTGATGGCAGGAAATGATAATCCAAAAGTTGTTTCAGAGCTAAGACGATTAGTAGTTAAGATGATGTCTGATGGTCGTATCAGAAAAAGTCAGGGAATTGATTTATTAATGGAATTAAGTATTTAGAATAATTAGAATATTTATACATAAATATTATATTGTTTATGTATATATAAATGCGCACATTGATATTGAATAGCTCTAATATTGTTCAAGGTACTAATAATTCAGTGTTAGAATATGAATTTGCTGGAGGAAATATAAACTTGAAGAAAGGTCAGAAAGTTGCGTTAGCATCATTGCAAATGTATTATTCAACATTTAATATAACATCGGCAAATAATAATAATAGTTTTAGTTATAAATGGGTAAATGGAACTACTTATACTGTAACTATTCCTGACGGATTTTATGATGTCCCAGCATTAAATAATTATTTACATTTTGTAATGGTTCAAAATAAACATTATTTAGTATCATCAACTGGTGACTATGTATATTTAATTACTTTAGGTATAAATTCATCAAGATATAGTTGCGAGGTAAATTGTTTTGGTATATCGGTTGCTGTTGCTGCTGCTAATACTTGGACTTTACCAGCCGGAGCAACTTGGGTTTTGCCAACTAACTTCATTGTTCCTGAATTAGTTGTTGGAACTAACAACTTTGGTTTGGTAATTGGTTTTTCAGCAGGTTCGTATCCTAATGCAGTTATTGCAGGTGTTCCTCCAGCACAAACTCAAACTCCTGCTTATACAACAGACCAACAATTCTTATCATCATTTACGCCTCAAGTTACTCCAGTATCTAGTTTTATTTTAACTTGTTCTTTGATTAATAACAACTATGCAGTTCCAAATAACTTAATATATTCATTTAGCCCACAAGGAACTATAGGCGAACAATTTACAATTGCTCCAAATCAGTATGTTTTTATTGATTGTCTTCCAGCTCAATATAGTAGATTTCAAGTTTCATTTATAGACCAAAATTTTAGACCAGTTGCAATCCAAGACCCAAATATGATTATTCAATTAGTTATTAGTGAAGCAGGAGATAGTTTAGGACTTTAATTAATTATTGGAATGGTGAACAAGAAAGTCCTGAATTCCATTGCACAGTTCTAAAGACCTTTTTAGAAAATATTTTTAGGCTTGGTCATTCCAAAATCTACAATTATATAGACCTTCTTGAAATGCAAAAATTTATATTCTACTATTTTAAGAAAATTAGAACAAAAAAATATCTCATGTTAGTATAATGTATATCCATCATTTGAGAAAAACTACAAGTGGAGCAGGAGGAAATATGAGTAAAGGCAATTTAACCTCTAATGGTAAAATTGTTGCAAAGCCTCATAGACGAGTTATTGGTAATGGAGTTAGTAATGCAGTTTTTGATACAAATTTAGGAGTTGTCAAGCCAACTAGAGTTTTACAAAATATCAGAATTAAGAAGCCAAGTATTCCAAAGAAATACATAACTTTTGAATAAATAATTT